ATTGCAGTCAACATGAGTGCGTTTGATACGGATGATCTTAGCGAAGGTTCATCAAATCTTTACCACACCACTGCAAGAGCAAGAGCCGCAATCAGTGCTGGTACTGGTATTAGCATTTCTAGTGGTGAAATTAGTATTGGACAGTCTGTTGGCACAACTGATAACGTAACATTTAACAATATGACAGTCAGTGGCAATCTGACGGTATCCGGTACAACCACAACGGTCAACACAGAGACTATTAGTCTTGCTGACAACCAAATTGTCCTAAATTCAAACGCAACTGGTTCCGCTTCAGAAGATGCTGGTATTGAAGTTGAAAGAGGCGATGATGCAAACAAAACTCTGATATGGGACGAATCAAATGACCGATGGACTGTTGGTTCGGAGACTTTTGTTGCTGCGACATTTATTGGTGACCTAACTGGTAACGCTGATTCTGCTACTACACTTACTGGATTGACTTCTACCGTAACAGAACTAAATTACGTTGATGGTGTTACAAGTGCAATTCAGACTCAGCTTGACGCTAAGGCTGCACTTGCTTCTCCCGCTTTAACGGGGACACCGACTGCGCCTACTGCCTCAGCTGGAACCAATACAACACAGATTGCGACAACCGCATATGTGCAAGCAGAAATCACTGCATTGAAGGCCTTGTTGTACGCATACGATCAATCATAATAGGAGACACCGATGGCATTGTCTACTAGACAAGAACTCATCGATTACTGCCTCAGGCGACTAGGGTTTCCTGTAATTGAAATCAATGTAGATGACGATCAAATATCTGACAGGATAGATGATGCTTTGCAGTTCTGGCAAGAATATCACTTTGATGGCACAGAGAGAACTTACGTCAAACACCAACTGACGGGTTCTACTGTGAACCTTCAAGCATCGCTCGCAAGTAATTTTTCTGTTGGTGAGAAAATCACTGGAAATACTTCTGGTGCCACTGCTATTGTAAGAGCTCTCGACGGCAATGACATCTCCGTGGAAAAGACTACGGGGACTTGGACCGCGAGCGAAACTATTACTGGAAATAATTCTGATTACACTGCGACCCTCTCATCTACCCCATACACTAAGGGTGATATTGAGAATGGATATGTCACTGTCAGCAACAACATTCTGAATATTGTCAGACTGTTCAAGTTTGGTGCATTGGTTGGATCAAAGTCAGACGGTCTGTTTGATGTTGACTATCAGTTTGCATTAAACGATCTGTATAACTTGTTGTCTGCTGATGTCACATACTATGCAATGACCAAGACTCACATGACAACCCTTGAACAATTGTTCCGAAATGAAAGGGCGATCAGATGGAATCGCAAAACAAACAAACTCCACATCGATACTGATCTGAGTGAGACGTATGATATCGGAGATTACATTGTTGCTGAGGCGTATGCAATTCTAGACCCAACAGAATATTCAGAAGTTTATGATGATATGTTCCTCAAGAGATACGCCACTGCTCAAATTAAAAGGCAGTGGGGAGAGAACATGAAAAAGTTTCAAGGGATTCAGATGCCTGGTGGCGTAACTTTGAATGGCGAAACTATCTATCAAGAAGCTGTCCAAGAGATTGCACAGATAGAAGAGGAAATGCAACTCAAATACGAACTTCCCCCGACACTTATGGTGGGGTAAGACATGCCCACTAACTTTTATTTTCAGTCCGGCAACACAATGGGCACGACCAACGAACAAAGGTTGGTCGAGGACTTGGTTATTGAGAGCCTGAAAATATATGGACACGATGTTTTCTATATTCCAAGAACCGTAGTAAACCGCGACACGATCTTTGATGAAGATGCCCTGTCTCAGTTCACGCAAGCGTATCCTTTAGAAATGTACTTGGAGAACGTGGACGGATTTGAGGGAGAAGGTGACCTGTTTACTAAGTTTGGTATTGAAATAAGAGATCAGGCAAACTTCATCCTGTCAAAGAGAAGATGGGAACAACTGGTTGATACTTCTGGTGGGACTTTTCAATTGGATGCCCGACCAGCAGAGGGCGACCTTTTATACTTTGAAAAGACAGGTTCTATTTTTGAAATAAAATATGTAGAATTTCAAAATCCCTTCTATCAGTTAGGAAAAATCTACGTCTTTAGATTGCAGTGCGAGCTCTTTGAATACTCTTCAGAGGCGTTTGATACTGGTATTGAGGCCCTTGATGAGATTGTCGATGACCTCAGTCTGGATGCATTGAGATTCCAGTTTGAACTTGAGAGTGGCGATCTGTTCTTGAAAGAAGACGGTGGGTGTATTGTCTTGGAGGACTTTGCAACTCAACGAAGTCTCACGAATACTGACAATGCCGACATAGATACCTTCCAAGAACAAGAAGGTATCCTCGACTTCACGGAAATAAATCCGTTTGGTGAAATCTGATGTTTAAGAATCAACAGTTTTATAATCAACATACGAAGAAGGCGATCATTGCTTTCGGTACAATCTTTAACAACATTCAAATTGTTAGAGAAAATGCGAGTGGCGAGGTTGCACAGACTATTCGTGTGCCACTGGCATACTCACCAAAACAAAAGTTTTTGTCTCGTATTGCACAGGTGCCGGACACTCTTAGCAGAGGTGAGGTTGCAGTTACGTTGCCCAGAATGGGTTTTGAGATTCTTGGTTTCAACTTTGACCCCTCTAGGAAACTGTCACCGATTCAGAAAAATATCTCTGTTGGTACTGGAGATGATGCAAACACTTTCAGAAAGACTTTTGTATCGACACCATATGATATGCAAGTCGGTCTCTATATATTCTCAAAGAACCAAGAAGATGGTTTGCAAATTGTAGAACAGATTCTGCCATACTTCAATCCTGATTTCAATGTCACGGTGAATGATCTTCCATCGATGGGAATCAAACGTGATATCAAAATTACACTGGACAGTCTCACATTTGAAGATGAGTACGAGGGTGACTTTGCCGCAAGACAAAGTATCATCTGGTCACTGAACTTCACGATGAAACTGAATTACTACGGTATCGTTGAGAATCAAGGATTCATCAAGAAGGCCATTGCAAGGGTTTTCGAGAGCGAGTCTATGTCCGGGCCACATATCAAAAGAACATTTGAGATTGTCCCGACTCTCCCGACTGCGACTGCCACGATCAGTGGTGGTTCTGTCGATGCAATCACTCTCACATATGGTGGAGAGGGATATACGTCTAGTGCGCCGAATATAACTATAGATGGTAACGCTAGAGCACACGCAGAAATCACTGATGGAGTGGTTACAAAAATTGTCATTGACGATGCTGGTTCTGGGTATGTGACCGCACCAACAGTCACGTTTGAAGAACCGCCAGATTACAATGAAAACCCCTATAAGGATGAACCCTACAGGTTTATTGACGAATTTGAACAAGTATATGAATAGGTGATGTGATGAGCAGAAACAAAGTATTCGATGCTCTTGATAAGACATTTCAAACCGTATCAACTGAAACGACTAAGGTGAACCCCCCAGCCGTGACAGACCACAATGATGTTGATACAGACTTTCAAAAGGCAAGACAAGCCATGGAAAAGGCCATGTCTTACAGCGAACAAGCCGCAGAAGGTATTTTGAATGTTGCAATGAATAGCGACAACCCCCGAGCCTACGAGGTCGCCGGTCAGATAATCAAGACGATGGGCGAACAGGCAAAAGACATGATGGAAGTCCAAGAGAAAAAACACAGGATTGATGTCAAGTCTGGTGCTGATAAACCAAAGATTGAAACACAGAACAATATCGTTTTTGCCGGTACTACCAGTGATATTCTTAAAGCTATTCGTGATGAAAAAGATGGGACCGTCATAGACCATGAACCAGACTGAAACCTCATATCACGGCAATCCAAATCTCAAACCCGTTGGATACCAACACGACTTTACAAAGGAACAACTGACAGAGTTTGTCAAGTGTTCCGAAGACCCCATATACTTTATAGAAAACTATTGTAAGATCGTAACTCTTGATTCTGGATTGCAACCGTTCAAACTATATGAATGCCAACGAAAGAAGGTAGACTTCATCATGAATAATCGAAAGACTATTCTGATGGAGGGCAGACAGCAGGGAAAGACTGTCACCGCTGCTGCATGTATTCTGCACTACACTATTTTCCAAGACAATAAGAATGTTGCGATCATGGCAAACAAGACCGCAGCTGCCCGTGAGGTATTGAATCGATACCAAATCATGTATGAGAACCTACCCATGTGGATGCAACAGGGTGTCAAGACATGGAACAAGGGTGACGTTGATTTGGAAAATGGGTCGAGAGTGTTTACGTCTGCAACCACTACTTCTGGTATTCGTGGTAAATCAGTAAACTGGTTGTACATTGACGAGGCGGCGATCATTCCAAACAACATTGCGGATGAGTTCTTTGCTTCTGTATATCCAACTATTTCTGCTGGTGAGACAACAAAGATTCTTTTGACATCTACCCCGCTGGGTTACAATCACTTCTGGAAATTCTGGAATGAATCAGAGAAGGGAACCAACGGTTTTAAAAACATGTTTATCCACTACACTCAAATCCCTGGCCGAGATGAGAAGTGGGCAGAAGAACAGTACAAACTTCTTGGTGAGATCAAATACAATCAGGAGGTTTTGTGTGAGTTCTTGGGGTCAACCAACACTCTGATTAGTGGTAAGGCATTGTCTATGATGTCATCCAAAGAGATTGTTTACAAGAAGGATGGACTAGACATTTATGAAGAACCTCAAGAAAATAAATACTATGTAATCACAACGGATACATCGAGGGGAATCGGTGGAGACTATTCTGCTTTTGTTGTCGTTGATATTACTGAAATGCCTTTCAAGGTTGTCGGAAAGTTTAGAGACAACAAGGTTTCGCCACTCTTATATCCAGACTTTATTGCAAGAGTGGCAAAAGACTATAATAATGCGTATGTATTGATAGAAAATAATGATATTGGTCAACAGGTAGTTGACATACTGCATCAAGAACTGGAATACGAAAACATATTCAGTACGGTGCAGGAGAAAAACAAACAATATGTATCGCCAGGCTTTGGAAAACAAACCACTCTGGGTGTTAGAACATCAAAAGCTGTCAAGAGACAGGGATGTTTGGCACTCAAGAGTCTGGTTGAAGAGACAAAGTTTTTAGTTTGGGATGCTGACTGTATCAATGAGTTATCAACCTTTGTCGAAAAGGCTGGTTCTTTTTCTGCTGATGAGGGATACCACGATGACTTGGCCATGTGTATGGTCTTGTTTGCGTGGTTGTCTACTCAACAGTTTTTCAAGGACTTGACCGATGTTGATATTAGAGAGGGGTTGTATAATTCACAGATGAGGTACATCGAAAAAGATTTGACCCCCTTTGGTTTTATGGAAAATGGACTTGAACCAGAGGCAGAAGTGATCGACGGCGACTATTGGATGTGGGCAGATGAGAGAAAAGATTTTTTATAAATAATTCTCAGGAACACTATTTATTAGTACAAAACCAAAAATACGAAGGAGAACAACATGGCTTTCCAGTTATCACCTGGCGTCCTAGTCCGAGAAAGAGACCTCACCAACGTTGTCCCAGCCGTTGCTACTACAATTGGCGGCATTGTTGGAGATTTCGCGTGGGGCCCTGTTCACGAAATTACCCGAATTGATTCGGAAAACAATTTGGTAGAAAGATTTGGGAAACCATCTTCTACTGTATTCAATGACTTCATGACCTCTGCCAGTTTCTTGGCATATGGTTCAAACCTTCTCACTGTAAGAGAAGTTGGTACTGCTGCAAAGAACGCAGTGTCCGAGGGAACTGCTGTTCTTATCAAGAACGAAGATGACTATCAAGAACAGTATGCATCTGGTTCAAACTCTGTTGGTGTTTGGGCTGCAAAGTATGCTGGTACTCTTGGTAACAGTCTCAAGGTTGAGTTTGCCGACATCACCTCATCTAGTTCTTTGAGTGTTGGAAGTATTGCGCTTGATTCAGCTGACACTGCTGGTGACAGAACTACTGTTACCGTAGCAATCGCCGCGCCGACAGCTCCCGCAGTTGGTTCTGGTGGTGTTCAGGCTACTGCAACTGCGACGATCGCTGCTGGTAACGTTACTGCAATCACTGTTACAAACCCAGGCTTTGGTTATGCTTCTGCACCGACTATCACGGTAACTGCTGATGGAACTGGCGCGGTTGCTGCTACTGCTACTCTCTCAACAGAGTGGACTTACAGAGATGAGTTCGACAGTCTCCCAACTACTACTGATTGGGCTGCTGACAATGGCGCAGAAAATGACGAAATGCACATCATCGTCATCGACGAAGATGGTGCTATCACTGGTATCGCCGGTACTGTACTTGAGAAGTGGGCTGGTGTTTCAAAGGCATCTGATGCAAAAGATGATGTCAACTCTACCAACTACTATAAGAACGTAATCAATGATCGTTCTGATTGGATTTGGTGGGTAGATCACCCCGCCAGTGGAACAAACTGGGGAACTTCTTCAGAAGGTGGTACTTCTTATGCCGTAATGGATTTTGCCGATGCCGATCAAAGCACTTCTCTTACGGGTGGTGTTGATGATTCTCCGAGTGTTGGTAATCTGCAAACTGGTTACGATCTCTTTGCAAACGACGAACTGGTAGACGTTTCTCTGCTTCTGATGTCTGCACACCCAACATCTGTTGGTGACTACGTTATCGATAACGTTTGTGAGGTTCGTAAGGACTGCCTCGCATTTATCTCTCCGCAGAGATCAAACGTTGTACAGAACGAAGGCGACGAA